CAACAGCAACAACAACAACAACGACAAAACAACAACAACAATCGTAATCAATATAAACCGATCACCCCATCCATTGATAGTTATTTAGATAAATTAGTATTAAGACCAAATAACATTACTAATACATTGGTCTTCAATATCACTGGAGAATTTACAAGACGAGGAATATTGGAATATATTTCCAATCAAAAACCCAAAATTTCTGGAATACCTGAAGGATTTGCTCAATTACCAGATTTACCTGAATTAACTGATAATCAAGGACGATATTTAATACCACGATTATCAAAACATGTATTTCGTTCAGATGTATTAATTCCACAAAAAGGATTTGAACAAATACAAAAAGATTTACCACATGTTATATTTGGATTAAAAACACCATTAAAAAGATGTGGTTCAGGACATCCTGTTCTCAGAACATATCGTGAATTTGCACGTATGATGATTTTTAGTGATTTTAAAGATTATGATAGAATATTAAATGTTGGTGATGTAGGATATAGAGATGTATCTTATAAAGTCAACAGCCATGTTTTAGGACCATTAGTTGATGATCACGATACATTAAGACATAATTTTCCATTCCGTGATCAAGCAAAAGTTACAAAATGTGGTCACACATTCCAACAAGCATTCAATGCAAATTGCATCTGCAATCCAGCATTTCGATATTCTCAAGCTCAATTTCAAGCCTCTGATGAATGTAAAAATGGTGTTGATGCAGATAAAAGATATCGAACAAAAGGTGTTGGAAATGTAGGATTACATTCAGGAGGAGCACCAGTTCAACCAACAGATAATGCGTTTAAAAGAGGCATTATGTTGGTACATTCTTTTTATTATATTGGTGATGATGCACGTGATGCATTAACAAATTTAGGGAGAATGTTAATTAGAGGAAATTATGGACAAGCAATTGCTGTAGTCCATAAATTTAAAGGAAAAGTTGGTGAATTTTTTGATGAAGGTTTCTGGAAAAGAAACGATGATGGTTCTATCTCGATGGTAGTTCGAGAAGGTGCACCGGATCATTCTGGAGTAGGTAAAAATGATCCAAATGATGATGTAGCAATTGGTTATCATCATATGAATGTTGATTTCTTATTTACTGGAGTTGAAGGTCATCGCCATTTAATTTTTGAAGAAAATGGTATTGATCGAAAAATAGTTTGGAATATAATTCGTGAAACTTCAGTGGATGCAACATTTACATTTTCAATTGCACCAATTAATTTAGGTGGAGCTCCAATGGCATCAATACGTGAAATTAAACAATTATTGGAGAAACCTAAAGCATCGAGAAGAGATATTATTGAAAATATGGTTAATGAGCTTTCGAAGAAATATGGTTTAAATGATTTAACTGGTATTCGAGCTCAAGCCATCATACGTGAAATGAATAGAAAATTAAAAGAGGATGATGTTGTAATGACATTGGATGAACAAAATACAGCAATTCGTGAATTATGGAGAAGAACCATGGCAATTAAAGCAGAATATTCACGAACAATGTCAAAAGATGCAACCAAATCCGAATTTTTAAATAAATCGATGAAATCGGTACCAACTGCCGAAGAAAATTTTCTATTAACATATGATGAAGTTGAACAGGTTAAAGAACAAGATATTGCTCAAGAATATCTTCATTCAGGAGCAAGTTCCATTGAGATATTTATGAATAAAGCATTCAATGATTTTTCAATACAATTATTGGTTGCAATTACAGCTGGTTTAATTTCAGTAAGTGTCTCTGGAATTGCTATGGTATTAGCATTGATTTGGATGTTAGGACAGAAATTTGGTGATAATTTGATTGAAGAATTGGATGAAAGATGGGAATTATTAGCATCTGTATTAACAACAGAAGCATTGGAAGTTGAAATGAGAGGAGCAACCAAAGCCAGATTTTGGAAAAGATGTCAATTTATCTTGGTTGTTCTTTTTTCTGTATTAACTTTAGGTGTATTTTTGCCACCTTTGTGGACTGGAATAGTATTTGCTATGGTTTTAACATGGTATTCCAGAAAAGCAGGAATATTTGGTGCCACATTAATATTAAATGGAGCAAGTGCTACAAAAGATACTGTATCAGGAGTAGTACAGCAAAATTTTAATATACCGTGGGTAACATTGGGTTTATTATTTTTGGCTGCTGCTTGTTTTTCAATAGGATTCAGTGGAAGCGGAATCATGCGAAAAACAACAACAATAGAAACAACCCAAACAATACCACCATGTGGATATGGATATGAAAAAGGTGAATTAATATATTATGGTGAATGTGCTGCTGTAGATGCAAATCATTTTAAGGAAATGGATCCAGCAGCAACAATTAAAATACCTAAAGGAAAATTTGAAGAAAAATGCGAAGATAAACCAATCGCATTTACATATGGACCCCATGCAACACAATATCGACCAAGATTATCGAAAGCATGCGTTCATAATGAAGTCCATTGTCTTAAAAACAGACAATTATTTGATTTGGAAAAATATTCTAAAAGAAGTTCTGTTAAACTTTTAGGAGATTTAAAAGAATGGACTAAAAGAAATATGAAAGGTTTATTTGGTGGATATCGTGAAGATTTAATGGATTTTGATACCTGGAATGCCACGATAAAAGACACCAAGAAAAGACAACGATCGAGAGAAGCATGGGAAAAACGAGGTTTCTGTGCAGCATACGATCGTTATACAAATGCTTTTATAAAGAAAGAATTAGTTGGTGGCAAAACAGTATTAGACTGTTTTCAAATTGATAAATATGCTGCCAGATTAATACAGGCTACAAACCCATACATAAATAATACCATGGGTCCATACATGTATACTTTAGGTAATATTATGAAGAAAGTATGGAAATGGTATGCTCCGGTTGAAGTTATTACCTATGCATCTGGTTTAAACAGAAAACAAATAGGTAAATGGTACGATGATGCAGTGGCATTTGTTAGTGATTTTGGTGAACCTGTATGTTATGAATCAGATTTTTCGAAATTTGATAAACATCATACAGTGGATCATTTATTATTAGAATTTGATATCATGGAGATGATATTAAAGATGCCTGGAACTGTGAGAGAAGCATGTGAAACAATGCTTAAAACAGTAGGCTCAATGCCATTTGGGACGTGCTATTCCGTACCAGCGACGAGGAAATCAGGGTATCAAGATACTACACTAGGTAATACAATATTGAATGGCGTCAGTCAATTGTATGCACTATGCAGAACCTTGTGCATTGATACCGTAGAAGAATTGGCGATGTTTCCAATTCGGTTGATAGTATTGGGAGACGATTGCTATATGATAACAACAGAAGCAATCGCTAATTTATTTAAAAATAATAATACTTTGGCTGATTTAGGATGGGATGTTAAGAAGAAAGTGGGTCCATTACATGGAGGAACATTTTGTTCATCGGTTTTCATGCCCACTCAGGAAGGTACAATGTTGACTGGTTTACCTGGAAGAATTTATTCGAAGACATTTACTTCGACTAAACAAATCACGAAAGTGAGTCAACAAAAATATTATTGTAATGTTGTAGCTAAAGGTTTATTATGTGATAATCAACATAATCCTTTAGTTAAACCATTATTGGAAAGGTTAATTGAATTAACGGAAGGAACATCAGTTACCAAAACCGGATTCATGTCAGATTACTGGCATAGACATGGTTTTGAATCAACTGATGTGGAGTTACATATCTCTCCGGAAATCTATGATTTCTATGCAGAGAGATATGGTTTAAGTTACGATGAAATTGTTGATTTTGCTGGATATCTAAAACGAATCCCCACCTTCAAATGTGGACTAGATCATCCAGTCTTAGATAAAATGATAGAAGTAGATGTAGAAAAAGTACCACGAGGTCACTTTGAATTTACCCGAGGTATTCATTGGGATATCGCAAGATATACCAAACGAATGCCCAAGGATGAATCCGAGTGGTACGATGCTCTATTCAGAGCAGAAAATGATGAGTAAATTTGATATTGCTCCTGTGAAGTTGCCCGGTTTCGACCACGCGATGGTATACCTCTCACAGTGAGCATTAACACACCGCAGGAGCAAGTGAAGTGGAGTGATGAAGTTGCCCGATCTTTTGATCAAGCGATGGTATACCTCTCATCGGCATCCACGGAAACGAACCCCTGTTAGCGTGGTCCAATTTATGATTCTACTATTAACTAAATTGTTGTGTTTGTT